GAACGATCCCATATTGCTTGAAGCATAGGTGATGCACTTCTAATGCTTTTAGTAGTTGCACTACCATTTTTACTGTATATCAATTTTGACATATCTATCTCCATATTAAAGTTAATAAAAGTGGTAGTTTTTAGGTTAATGGAAAACTACCAAACCATATCTAGTTAGTTTGCAACCACGAACTAGCAAGTGGGTATTTCAAAGACATATCTTAAGCGAATGTCTAAGTCGGGAGAGTACATGTAGTATATAGCTTTGCATCTAGTGTTTCTCTAAGTTTCCCTTGACAATTAGGTGGTATTATTTAATTCCTTATTATTTTAAGGACTCTTTTACCTAATGTCCGTTGTCTGCTGTGGGGTGTATTTTACCCCGATCTTGCCACGCTGTCAAGCGTATAATACTTAAAAACTAATAGGCTCGATCATCTCTTGAATATCTTCATCAGCTTCTTGAACAGCTTCTTGAAGTTCTAAAGTAGATTCAATAAAATCTACAATGTCTAAGTGGTCTCTATCTTCCATAATATACTCCTTTAAGTTTAATGGTTTTTAAATGCTTGACCCTGCCAAGCCCGATAATTATACCGACACCTTCGGCAGATGTCAAGCCTATTAATATTTAATATTTAAAACTGCTGTACAGTCCAAACAGTACCCATTTCCATAGACCCTGCACTAAAAAAGTCATAGGTCGATCTTAAATAGACCTGTTGTTTTGAAAACTTCTTGGTGTATAAAAAAGACTTGTCCTCTTTGAAACAATGGCAATCTTTTAAATTGAACCCTAACTCTTTGATATACCGTCTAGCTTTTTCATTACTGTTGAACTTTTTAGTCTCAATATCTTTACTCATATTTATCTCCTAAAATAAATGAGCAAGGCATGGTTGCCGAGCTGGGTGCATTTTACCGATTGCCGATCGAGATGTCAAGCGTATAAATACTTAAGATATATTTAATATTTTAAAATAAAATAAAATTTAAACTTTTAAAATTTAATAATAATTTAAAAATTTAATAGTTTTGTGTCTTTTATGTTACAATTATGCAACATTTTGTTACAATTTAGTAACATTTGTGTGTCAGCTGTGTGTCATTTATGAAACATTTAGATAAAATTTAGAAACGCCAACCACTACACGCCCTATTTTAAAAGCTCCAACCATCACACGCCCCATTAAAACCTCCCCTTTTTAAATTTAATTTCAAATTTAGTTTAAATACTTTCTTTAAGTGGTCGAATGCCAGATTTAAGAGCTGCGAAGCAACATTAAAACCTGAAATGATACAACAAAATGACATAAAAAAAGCCTTTAAAGACTCTTCTCAGAGTCCTCAAAGGCTTTAGTTTTAGCTGTTAGCTTCCAAATAAGCAGCGATAGAATCGACATACTTTTTAGGAAGAGTTTTCTTCTTAAATAAAGCATCTGCTTGTTTGAAAGAGAATCTTTTCGCTGCTTTTTCAGCTAATAAACAAGCTGTTACTCTACTAGCAATAGTATTGTCCATTTTACCATCTGGTTTCTTTCCAAATTTCCAGCCTAAACCTTTACATTGGTTATAAGTTGCAGGTTCTGCAAATTTGTCCTCGTGGTCAGCTATATTAAATGTTGTTTCCATATTAATCTCCTATGTATTTATGGATTTATTTAGCCCTTCAAGGTAATCTTGAAGGAGTTGTGTATCCCCTGTATCACTACAGTGGATTCCTTTAGCAAAAACACCAACATTAGAAGCAATTCTAATAAGGGCTTTTGCCTGAGAAATAGTTTGAAAGAGTACGCTTTCATTGTTTGAAAAGTCTACGATGATTTCGTTGTTCATAATTGTCTCCTTGTATAGTTTTGATAGGCTATGAAGCTTTTGAAGTTGCAAATGCCTGAGTTTTACGCAGTAAAAGTTTTATAGATTGCCGAGTCTTCGAGGTAATTCTGTAAACATTTACAACTTTAAAAGCTTTGTAGCATCGTTAACTAGACTCAAGGAGACCTTTATGGATAATAAATCATCATTCAAACACTGATAGCTACTCTTATTTCTCTCAATAGCCTAGAATTGCTTTGTTGGTACTAAAGGTCTGTAGTGATACAACAACTCCATTACCTTGAAGTCTATAGAAATACATTAGGAGATTGGAAACACTAATATAGAAGACTACAGAGCCTACAAGACCTGTCAAGTTTTAATGTAAAGCTTTGGAAATTTCTACCAGTGGAGACAATATGCTACTTAGAAAGCTTGTATGTGCAGCATAGTCTCGTCAAACAAATAATTTATTTAAGAAATTTCTAAAGCTATGTCATCGCTACATGGAACTAACAGCAAAGCCTAGGGCTCTGTAGTCTTTAAAGCTTACGAGGTGGTTGTTGTTGTTGTATCAGTGAAGGGGTAGGCAGGAGACCACCCCACCCACCTAGGTATCTATAGCATGGTTATACATTTTATACCATATACCCCATTAACCAGATATCTATTAATCTAGTTTACAACCCGAGACATAAAAACTTCAAAGACTTTAAAGTTCTAGGGTATTATTTTGGAGTAAGTTGGAGGGTTGTTTTAGCATGTGAGCAGGTAGCTCTGAGGTATGCTTTAACCCGGGGGGCACTAAAGTTATTATACATCCTCAGAACGATTTTGTCAAGGGGTTTGAGGAAAAGATTAGAAAGACTTGACAACATTCTAATTGATAGCTATAATAAAGCGTATGGCTATATTACCAAGCATAGATAAACAACACTCAAAGCGTGAGCTCACAGAAAAACAACAGTCTTTCTTAGAGCATCTTGTGGATACACAGGGTGATGCTAAGAAGGCTGCAGAACTTGCAGGGTACTCCAGTCACTACCACCACGTTGTAAAGACTCTAAGGTCTGAGATACTCGAACTCACTCAAGAGATTCTAGCTAACTCAGCACCAAGAGCAGCTTTTAAGCTTGTAGAGATTATGGATTCTAAGAAGCCTGTAATACAAGCAGGTAATAAGATCACAGCAGCACAGACTTTATTAGATAGAGTAGGTGTAAGTAAGGTGGATAAAGTAGATGTAACTCACAACATGAATACCGGTGGTATTTTTTTAATGCCGGACAAAGCCCCACTAGATATTGAAGATGGAGACTATGAAGATATTTCTGACTGAGATGGAAGCCTATGGTACAACTTTTGCAGGTCCTAACATTGTGGCTTCATCTTATGAAAAAGCAGAGTTGGCTGCAGCTCAAAACCATTTGGTTGTTGTAGGAGAACTTGATAGTATCTATGTGGATGATAAATTAGAACAAGAACACTTAAACACAATACCCAAAAAAGACGATAGGAAAGTACACTAATGCTATTAGAAAGATTACAACTTAGAAAGGGTGGTAAAGCTAAGTCCACTGTAAACTCTGCAGGGAACTACACACAACCAACCAAACGCAAGAAAATATTCCAAAGAATAAAGTCTGCTGCTTCACACGGTACTGCAGCCGGTAAATGGTCTGCACGAAAAGCACAGGCATTAGCCAAAGCCTATAAAAAAGCTGGTGGAGGATACAAGTAATGGCACTTGCAAAATCTCAAAAGTCTTTATTAAGTTGGGGCAAAGAAGATTGGGGAACTAAATCAGGCAAAAAGTCTAGTGATACTGGTGAAAGGTACTTGCCTAAAAAAGCCAGAGAAGCTTTAAGTTCTTCAGAGTACGCAGCTACTACAGCTAAAAAAAGAAAAGACACTGCTGCAGGTAAGCAACACTCAACTCAACCTAAAAAGATTGCAGACAAAACAGCAAACTACCGAGATGATTATAAAAAAGGTGGAAAGGCTGATAGCAGATTAAAAAAAGCAGGAGTCAGTGGTTATAACCAACCTAAACGAACTCCTAATCATCCTACTAAGTCACATGTTGTTGTTGCTAAATCAGGCAGCACAATTAAAACTATTAGGTTTGGTCAACAAGGCGTAAGTGGGGCTGGTAAAAATCCTACATCAAAACGTGAGAAAGCAAGACGTAAAAGTTTTAAAGCTCGTCACGCTAAAAATATTGCTAAAGGAGTCTTATCAGCGGCTTACTGGGCTAACAAGGTGAAATGGTAATGGCTGGAAAACAAATAGGAAGCGATGAGAAACCTATAACATTTAGGTCGCCAATTTATAAAAATACCCACGGTAGTAAGGGTGCAAACCCTAGACCGGGATTCTATACAGATGACTATAGAGATAACTGGGAAAGAATATTCGGCAACAAAGATAAAGCCGAGGAGAAAAAGAATGAACAAGATTAAAAACTGGATAGAGAAAGTAAAGAAAGCTTATGGTAAGTTATTTAAAAAATCTTTATCCCCTATAAAAAAAACAACAACGAGGAAAACTAATGTTAAAAGAACTCCTAGAAAAAAGAGTAAATAGTATTATTGACGCTAACGAACTTACAGACATGCAAGTCTGGGGTTGTTGGTGTGGTATAGGCTTTGTCTGTGCTTTGATTGTAATGTGGATTATCTAAATGCTTTTACCAGACGGATACATTAAAAGAGCAACCTCTACGATACCGTTTGGATACGAGTTAGATACACTTACTAATCACTTAAAGCCTATAGAAGAACAACTCGATGCTTTACAAGTAGTTGAGAACATGGTTGTTAATGAAGAAATATCTTTACAGGCAGCTTGTGATTGGTTAGAATACAAAACAGATAGACGCATATCTACTCCCGGCTTAAAAAAACACATAGATAAAAAATATGGAAAACGAAACGAGAGACTGGGAGAAGAATCCTCATCTCTACTTACAGAATAAAGATGGAAACTTTGTCTTAAAAAAAGACGGAACTCCAAAAAAGAAAGCTGGTAGACCTCAAACCACAACCGAAAAAGCTATTAGGGCTGCTCGGTCTACTGTCGGGCGTAAGAAAAGAAACATTCAAAAGCTTGAGCAAAAGCTAAACAACGCTAGACAATCGTTTAAGAAACAAAAAGAAACAATTCAAAAACTTGATAAGACTCTAGAAGGTCCTATCACTACCGATGAGCTAGATACGCTTCCTAAAGCTGTCACTGAAAATTTAGACAACCACAAAGTATTATTCCACGCCAACGAAGGTCCACAGACAGACTTCCTTGCGGCTGGTGAAAAAGATGTTCTCTACGGTGGAGCAGCTGGTGGTGGTA